AAATTCTCTGAACCATATGCCTCTGGAACTACATTCATATAAAAATATTCTTGAATGGGGCTAAATTCTGGTAGAAATAATTGATTATCAATTGTATAATCAGATGAACATATTTCATGTAATAATGCAGAATCATGTGTAATGAGATAGGTGGGAGCGAAATCTCTATATAAAGCATTACATCCAACGGTTTTTCCATGTTTAGTCAGTTCAAATAGATCAACATTTTTTCTTGAATTACCATTACCTATAACGAAAATCATCATTCCTCTCCAGTTCAAGTTGTAATTTATATTCTTCAAGAGATTCCCAAGGTCTAGGTTTCCCATGATAAACTATAATTTTTGTTTCTTTCGGTATATTTCTATAATTTATTTTATTAATTTTAAAACTTGGAAACCAAGAATTGGGTAAACTGGTAATAACTGGTTCATTTACAATGTAGTTCAACATTCGTTTTCTTATTTTCTGTGTATCTTCTGGAAATTTTTCATGTGAAATATTTTTAACCAATTTACCTTTGAAATCATAAATTTCTTCAAATATCTTGGGTATCAATAAAGCGTTTATCCAGTTTTGATCTCCATAACACGAATATGCGAATTCTTTATTTTTGAGAAACAAATCCCATATAAAATGAAAATTTCCTGCATCAAACAATATAAGATTAGACCAAAAATCTAATTTTCTTGAAGGATCCTTTGTCATACAAAGTTTTCCTTGAAAATTTAGAAAATCATCTAAATTAGAAACAGGAATCATATCAAGATCTATAAATAAAATTCTTTCATTATTAAACAATGAAGAATCAAAAATTCTTAATTTATTAAACCAAGTTTTTACAGAATTGTCAATTAAATGAACGGTAATATTCTCGTTTAAACCTGAAGGATCATTTGTTATACAAAAAGGTTCATAATCTATTGATGTATGAAATGAGATAAGTTCATACAAATCATTTACATGTTTTGCTTGATATTCGGTATGATTTTGATCACGATATAACAATGTAACTATTTTCATAAAAAATCCATAAAAAAAGGGAAAGAGTTTTTACACCCTTTCCCTTATTTATACCATCAATTGTAAACGATATTACATGAGGTTGTTGACACGAACCAGTCTGTAATAGACGTTGTTGTGACGATAACTAGCGGTACCAAGAGTCTGATTTTGAATATCATAGTCTCTTGCTGAACTTGGTTCAGAAGTACCTTCAGCAAATGGATTTCTGACAAGACCATAGCGAGTCTTAAATCCGATTTTTGGCTGAAATGTTGTCTGGCTGACCGCACGTACCATTTGCAATGGAACATATGGGCAATAGAAAAGTCCTGCATCATAGGAACTAGAACCCTTATAACCAACTACAAAGTAATTGGATGCGGAATTAGATGCACTAGATGCGGCATATGGATCAACATATACTCTGTAACGACCATTGAGAATACCAACAAAAGTATTACCAGTGTCATCAGGTGTAAGACCATTACTATCAAGAGCAGGTGCATAATCAAGAACACCAGCCATTTGAAGTGCGGAAGCAACATCAGAAGAAGTAATGATAATATTACCTTTTCCTCTTCGTGTGTCTTTTGCAATAGCATTGGCTTCACGCTCAATCTGGAACATAAGACCTTTGAATTTTTCAACTGACCAACGACCATTGGAATCAGTATCAAGATCAAAAACACCTCTGCGAGTTGTATTAGATTGTGCTCCAATATTAGCATCAAGGTAGATGCTTCTTACAACTTCACGATTGATTTCTGCAAGAATCTCAGCAGAAAGAATATTGCTAAGTTCTGTTTCTGCATCAAGACCGTGAACGGCTTTAAGATCTTGAGCGACTTCCATTGTGTAGTCGGCTCTCAAGGCTCTTGTGTGAGCGGTTACAGTAACCTTCTCAATTGAGAAAGCCATGTTAGCAGGTGTGACACCTTCACCGTCACCTGTTGTAAGAGGTTTGGCAACGGCACCAAGGTTTCCATTTGCACTTGCTTCTTGATCTGCGGCATTTGTATTAGCAGAAAGCAAGAGACCTGGGTTGATGTCAACTGTACCAGCAGTATTATTATTGCCGGAAATATCTGTGTTTGCTTCGTTATAGAGTGCTTCGTTACCAGACATGGTATCTACTTTTGCTCTCATAGCAAAGATCAAACCAGTTGGGCCTGTCATTGGTTGCACACCACAAATGTCATATGCAATCAAGTTAGGCATTGATCTTCTTACCAAAGAGATAAGAATTGGGTCAAACTTGGCTACGCCAGATGCATCAGGATAAGCACCAGATGCCAAACCTTCGGACAAGAAATTCTGTGAAGACATAATTTCGTTATCTTGCATCTGCATTTTTTCTTGGTTTTCCAAGAGAACAGTTGTTACTGCTTTCTTATATGGGTCCTTGATATCACCCAAATCTGGATGCTCAAGAATTGGACCCCATTTTTTTTGTAATTGTTCAGACAAATACATTTTTATATTCTCCTATAGGGTGCTGTTAGGATTAGTTACTAATTTTAGTTGTTTTTGAAAGCATCTGAGAATATTTTTTCATAGTCTCGGACATTTCATCTGCAACTTCGGCCTCTTTGGCCTCTTCTTCTGTTAAAACTTCTGGTTCAGTATCACCTGTAGTCTCATTTGATTCTTTGACTTCAGTTGGAAAATAATTTTCTCTTAGAACACCAAGTTTTTCAGAATAATCTTCATCGTTTTCATATTCTACACTCTCTGCCAATTTGACCATTTTTTCTCTCTGAACATCTGTAAGATCTTCTGAGATATTAGCAACGGCTTCAAGTTTTCTAAATTCTTTAAGTTCTTTTGTAATTTCAATACCTTTTTCCATCTCTTTGTTTAGAGACTCTTCAAGGTCTTCAACCTTAGCAAAAAGATCGTCAACAAGATCAACTTTCTCATCTGGAATGTCAATATAATGTTCAACGAAAAGATTTTTAAGACCTACCATGAAATCTTCAACAATCTCGGAACGAATACCTTTTTCAATTGCGAGTTCGTTTTCTTGCATCCACTCTTTGACAACATAATTGAGATAATCATCAACTTTTTGAACCATTTCATTACGTGTTTCATTGAGAGATTCGTCAAGTTGCTCTTTATATTGTGCTTCAAGAGTTTCAATTCTCGTATTTACTTCTTCGTTTACTTTGGCGAAAACGGCGGCTTCAAAAATTGTTGCCGCTTTTTCTTTGAATTCTTCTGAAAGTTCTTCACCTTGAATAAGTGCTTCAACATCAGATTTTACATTAATCTCATATTTTGACTTTAACTCTTCAAGATTTTCGGAGGTTAACTCTTGTTGCTCTTCTGTAACAATTTCTTCACCTTCATCTTCGGATACTTCCGAAAGAGCCGAGAGAACTTCAGAAACTTGATCTTTGTCCATTTCCTGAAGATGATCATAAATGCTCTTGATCATACTCATTCGTGTGGCTGTTTCGGACATTGCTTTTGCTCCTGTACCCGATGCAGTTGGTGCTTGTGCCTTACCTACATTTTTTGTGTAATTTGGTTTTGGATCATCTGGTTTTTCATTTTTCTGACCTGTGTCAGTAACAGATGCTCCAGATGCTTCTTTACCTTGTTTATTTTTGCCTTTACCAGTCATATTTGCCTCTGAAACTTCGGCTTCAGTAATTTCTTCTGTTCCTTCTTGCTCCAGAGTTTCATCATTTTGAACTATTTGTTCTTCAGACATAAAAACTCCTTAGTTTTTGAGATATTCTCATGTTTATATTTATACAATTTATAGTTTTGATAGGAAACTATTAAAAGCCCGCAATTTAGTTTTGTCTAAATTTTTTGAAGGGGCTTTCACTATGTTTCTTTTCATATTTGAAATAATGGCTTCTTTTATCACCCCATTATCCCAAACCCACTCTTTACCTTCCATAATACCTTCAACAAACGCATCAGGAGCAGAAGGATCTGCTACAATATCAGCGGCGGTAGCCAAATAAAAATCATCTTTTACATAGTTAGTTCCACCTCGTTCTTCCAGCGAACCCATACCTCTTGAAGATACTCCAAGTTTAGCACCTTCATCAATTAGATTCTTTACGATATTTCCGTATGGAGTATCCATAATTTTAGCCTTACCGATAACACTATTACCGTCAGGTTTCAACTCTTTAATCATGTGTGATACTCTTTCAAGATTGATCGTTGGACCTTCTGGATGACCCAATTCTCCAAATGCTCTATTTTTATCCACATATTCTTTATTATATCTTTCAACTTCTTTCATCAGAATATCATGCGGATAAATTCTTCCGTTTCTATTTTTTGTTTCACCCATCATAAAAATACCATTGATATGCATTGACTTTTTGCCATTTTTTTCTTCAACGATGTATTCAATGTTTTCGTTGATTTCTGTTATGAGTTTCATCTCTTTCTTCCAATATCAAGTTTACGTTTTACTTTCACAAGTCTTTTTTTGAGCCTACCAATGGCGGGTTTTTTCTTTGCTACTTTTACATCAATAATTTGTTTTTGACCTGCAGACAAATCTTTATATGCTTTTCCTTGACCAAATTTTTTCTTAAAAACTCCTCTTGCAGATTTTTGGGCTCTCTTACCAATCACTGCTTGAGATGCTTTACGTTTTAGTTTTCGGGTTCTCGCTTTTTTCAAACGATTTTTGAGTTTTTTCATTCTACGACCAAGTTTAATTCGGTCTTGAATTGTATAAACTCTGCTACCTTCTTCAAGAGGTTCACCCGAATATGGGTCAACCTCTACTGGTTTGTTATGAAAAAAATCGTTAAAAGTAATCATTAGTTATATGCCTGTATTCCACTGCCATAACCTGAAGTTTTAACTGCACGAATTAAAAAATTTGCGGCGGCAGATGTTGTGACTAATATATCTCCTGTGCAACCAGCGGTTTCAGGATTGAGTAATTTAAAATTTGGATGATCCATTTTTCCTGTACCATATACAGTCATCAACGTATCATCGGATGTTGCATCA